AGAGTTTAGATAAGATTGTGTTCTTACCATCTCGTGTCTTGGCGCCGTCTTCTGATTTTGTTTCATAGAATACTTGTGATAGTACTTTCGTATCACGGATCATCGGAGAGATACGAGACTTTGAATAATCTTGGGCCAATTCAATAGTCGGTTGAATCATCATGACCGCACATGGGTCAAGGTGAGCGTATCGACCTAGCACATTATTCATTATGTCTGACTTCCCTACCTGTGACGCTGACTTAACAACTACTCGATTGATACCAGGTTGCGTGAAAGCATCCATTATCTCTTTTTGATATGGGGCTCTACTCGTTTTCCAACGTCCTGGTTCAGCAGAAAGGCCTTGTGATAGCATGCGATAATCGTCAGCCCATTGGCTAACACTGGTTTTTGGTAGTGGTTTTAGGCCCATTTTAGAAACATATTGCCACAATTCTTTTGCCGTTTTCATGCTATCACCTCCTTTTTGCATTAAAAAAGCGCCTAATTTGGCGCTTTATCATCGTCTAATTCATCGCTATCCATGAATAATGACGGCGTATATTCACTTAATTCGGACAATTTGTCCTCAATTTCTTGTGTTAACAGGTTATATGCTTCCTCTTTTGTTATATTTTGTAACTGTGGTGCCAATTTAGTCGGCAATCCTAACAATTGTGTACGCAAATTGACAAGCATTTCTGTCATAACCTGTTCTACAGTATCTGCTGAGTACACCTCACCGTTCATTTTGGCTAGTTTCAACTCAGCAATCTTACGTTTTGCGCGTTCATTCTTGGCCTTTTCAACCTCGAATACCGCATCATCGGAACTACTTTCCTCTTCAGCAGAGGATTGCCCCTTATATTTGACATAATTGATAACGGATTTGATAACCAGAATATTATTCTTTTCATCGGTAGCTAAAACCCCTTCTTGGAGCAGTTGCGAAACACGTTGGCGCGAGAGTCCAAGTGCTTTTGCCAGGTTTGACTGCGAGGCCGTTGCCGTTTTCAAATCATCTGTAATTTTCACTTATCAATCAGCCTCCTTTCATTACCTGTATCACTAGCAAGGTCATAAAAAAAATAAAATCTAGGCAATTTTTGGGGTCTCGGCCACCGCACGCTTTCAATTTTTCCCAGAAGAACCTACCAAAAAAAATTACTCAAAAATTCAACGAAACGTGTATTTTTTTAAATTTATTTTTTATTATTTAGCGCGGGTACTGCCCCAAAAGCTATCTTAATACGCCTTTATTTTGCTTATATTTACCGCATTCCTTATGAACCTTTGCGGTTTTTGTCTTTACTAACGAATGTGATGGTGCATACGATTTGCACATGTGATCAATATGAATTCCATTAGCCTTGCACCAACCTTTTACATTATTGAGGCATCGCCTCTTTTCACAATACACATCTGTCAATCGTATTCACCTCGCTTCCTTAAAATTTGTATGCAAAAAGACCACCTAACCGTATGGATTAAGTGGTCTTTTGCTTTAGTGTTCTAGGTATTCACTGTGTCGTTGAGAGAGATAGTATTTGTTTCCCTATTAACTCACACTATCATTATAAACTGTCAAGAAGGACAGGTCTAGGACAGTTTTGGGACAATTTTTCAAGCTAGCTTTGTATTTAACCCAATAACTCCCCATAGCAATACAGATAACTCTTCAATCCCTCTAGCGATGTAACGTTTGATGGTACGAACATCTGGCTTTTCAGGAAATGATTCAGCAATCTCTTCTAAGGTTTCTCCATCAATATAATACCTGCGCATGCATTCACAATATTTGAATTGCTTGTCGCTACACTTCTCAGCATAGATATCGAGCATGTTATTCACATGCCTCATCATCAATGCTGTTTTTTCTTTGCTTTTGACAATGGCATTTACTTTCACAATGCTTTTATCGTCAAACATATCAATTAACAGTTCATTGAGCCATATATCCTCGGCTTGTGTCGAATCCGTGATAGCATTGTCTACGTATGACTGTAACTGACTATAATGCTTTAATAGCTTGATCGTGTTGTGTCGAAGTTTACGACCTAGCTGTGCATTTTCTTGCTTTGCTAATTCATAGTAGGTTTTAGTAGCCACCTCAGTGGCCAACCTAGTGACTTTTTCAATTTCGCATTCATTCAAATGCATCTCCTCCTTTACGCTTTATTTTAGTCCGTATTGTGTTTTATTCCAACTTCATGAAGATTCACTCGTTAACGCATTAAAACGTTCTTATACATATGAAATTTTGATTTTTATGGCTATTAGCGACTATAGGAATATACCCATATGTTCTGTGATATGTACAATCACAAAATCATCATCGTCATTTACAACCTCATCAGCCATAGTCCCGATGAATTTCCTATTATCGTTTTCTAGCACTCCTGCAGCTTGTAGTCCATCAAGAATAAATTTCTTAGCAAAAGCTACATTATCAGGATCATGCCTGGTTGATGAGTGCCATTCAAATAATAGGTCTACTTTCCCATCAACCGATTCTATCTGTTGTGATAAACATTGTTCTTTGACTTGCTCGGTGCATTTCTTTTTCATAGCGGCGGCTGCTATAGTCGAACCACGCTCACAGTCAATATACTCATTTAACGTTGGGAATCGGTTATGGGCTTTCTTTCTAAACCTAAACTGACATCGCAGGAGAATCTTCATCGGTGTGATTCTCCATTGAATATAGCCTCTTCATATTCTCCACGTAAGCGGTCGTATATTCTTTGACTATAATTTTCTTCAGTCCATGTCTCGCTATAATTCGTCGTAAGAATTATAGGCTTCATTCGGTTGTAGCGATCAATAATAACGCTTTCAACCTTAGATGCTACCCAGTCAGACTTCGAATACTCTGCTCCAAAATCATCAAGTAATAGTAAGGGGATATTCCTAAGCTTTTGCTCAAAGCTTAGATAAGCCACATTATCACCTTTAGATAGTGTAAGCATGGTGTCTAATAGATTAGGCATCGAAATCATGAGGCATCCTTTACCTAATGCCATAGCTTGTTTCAAGATACTCACCGCAATCGATGTCTTGCCGGTACCAGCTGGGCCCCTTAATATGAGGCCCTTGCCAGACTCAAGATTTTCTTTTAGGTTATGAGAGTACTCCTTAACCACAGCATAGGCTTCAGCATTTTCTTTCGGGAAACTACCATGCTTACGCAACCAGTCGAAATCCATATCGTAATATCGTTTAGGAATTCCAACTGCAGCATACGTAGTATTAACATTGGTTTGAATTACTACTGGTTTATCATAAATTGGATAAAAGAACTCATTTTTTACCGTGTACTCTTTCATATTCTGCTTGCCAGTCAACTTGCTCGTCTTTTCTCGAAGAGCCTCTATTGCTGCTGTTACGTTTAGTGGTTCCAAAATCTTTATTCACCTCCTTTTTTAAATTCCCTGCTGTGACAGTTTCAACATACTTGATACTATTGCCCCCGTTATCGGCCGTGGTATTGATAGCAACAATAACTCGTTCCTTACCATATGATTCAACTAGATCATCTAGCCGTTCTTTAATAACAGGCGATATATCTCCAATTGACTTCATATACAATTCGTAAATAGGTTTATTTTTTATTTCATCATCGTCAAACATAGATAGAGGATTTTCATCTTCACGCGCGCGCGTATCTCTCTCTATATTATTAATTTCCTTTCCTTTCCTTTCCTTTTGTTCGTTTTGTTCAACGACCGTTGAAGTTCGTTGAACGGTCGTTCGATTTTGTTCCTTTTTTCTGCGAGCTTCACCACTTTTAATGCCTGCGAGCCTACGTTGCTCCTGCTTTTTCTCAAATTTACTTCTTCGCTCTTCTTGTCTGCGAATTAAACTAGGAGACCAAAAATACTCGTCATCACATTCAAGCAATTCAAAATCACAAATTAACGAGTTTACGAACGAAAATGATTTATTTGAACAAAAGAAAGTG